CTGGTAGAAAACGCGCAGCCGGTCATTACCGCTGATTTCGTCAGGCTTGCAAATAACAAGATTTTCGTATGAAAGAGAGATCAATGGATAACAGCAATAGCGACAAAGTACGCCTAACAGGCACCGTGACAAACGTAGCCAACTCGATCATTTTTGTCGACGTCAAGCACGGAGAGAGTCAGTTTAGCATCACAGCTTACCCCGGGGGCAAGCTGCGCAAGCACTCTATCATGATTACCCTTGGCGACACGGTAGATGTAGAGGTCAGCCCTTATGATCTTACCAGGGGCAGGATTGTATACCGGCACGCAAAATGATGGGAATATTCGCAAATCATCCACTCCCATGGAACGTCACATCCGATGACGGGCAGGCTATCATCTACGACACAAGTGGTGGCCAGGTCCCGTTGCAATCAGGCAGCGTTCAGCAAGCTTCGCTAATCGCATCACTGGCAAATACCTTGCAAGCGACTACCGATGCGCTATTGGCGGCAGAGTACGCTTTCATCTGGATGGAGAGCAACGGCTGCGCTATAGAGGATGGCGGGACGGACGCAGTGCTAAAGGTAAGCAGCGTATTGGAAGATCTGCGGGAAGGCGGGCTTGTGTGAGCAAGCTAAAAACCACGATTGCATCTGACGCCGGGTTTGCAAAAAACCATGCGCTCAGAAGTGCTGCGATATTACAGGCACTAGCCGAGCTAGTAGCACTCGCGGCTTCTGATGAAGAAGTCGTTTCTGCACTCGCCAGCAGGAAGTCCGCTATTGTTGCAGGTTCCGACAATGCCTTTCTAGAAGAAGGAATTATCAACTTCTACCTAAAATCAGTTTAAGTGAGTGAGGAAAAATGACAGCAAATTCAAAGAACAACGGCATCCGCTTGGCGGAAGAGATTCCAAACATCTTCGAATCTATCCGGCCAGCCCTTATCAAGATTGCCCTTGGCTACCGGGTGCCGGATGCGCGGTCGTGCGTAGATGAGTGGCAGGCCAAGGCCTTCTTTATCTCCAAGAAATTCGATGACGGGGTTCTCCATACAAAGCAGCTAGCGGACGAAACTATCAAAGGGCTCGTCGAAGTCGCCGATGCAGACATCGACTTCCTCAGGGTATTCAAGTCGTACCTGAAGATTTCTTTCAAAAATGATCTAAATCGCGAATACTCGTCGCGCAAGAGAACGCGCTACATTACTGATATTGTAGAGAGAGCTTCGGCTGGCAATGGCGGCGAAGAAGGCAATTCGAGCATGGAAGACTATCTGTGCGGCGTCGTGCCACCAGCAGCAGACACAGTTTATGACTCAGGCAACATCCCTGATCTACTGGCAGTCGTGTGCGCTGATCTTGAAAAGGCAAAGCGTGGAGCGGTGCTTGCCGTTGATATGGCGAATGTGGCGTTTCTTGAGGCTCTTCGCCTGTCGCTGCTAAATCTTGGCCAATTCTGGCATGGCGATCCCATTATACCGTATATCGGCTGCGAGCACAACAAGGACTATTTTGACTCTGAATTCCGAGACATGCTCACGCCAAGGGTGCTTTTCTATATGTCTCAAGCTGCTCTTGCTGAGAAATCGCCGGTAGTAGCCAGCCGGATTTCTGACATCTGCCTTAGCCATGCGGGCATGGCTATCCAGCGCCGAATGTACCGCTACTTCTTTGGATATCAGGGTGGCCTTCAAAAGAGAATTCCGCGAATGAAAGTTGGAAAGGACAAGCGATGAACTACTTGGGTCTAAATGAAAAAGAGTTCCGCACGATTGCCAATGCAGTAGCTCCAGATGGCTGGGTGCAGGGCACGGGTAAAAACGCAAAGCCAGTGCCTTCTGCGGAGCAGGTAGAGGCTGTCCGCGAGCACCTTAACAAAGTCCTGATGATGGATAAGAAAAGAGAATACTTGCAGGCACTTGTAGATAGGCTGCGACCAGAGGCTGAGTTTCGACAGGTGCCAGGGAGCACGGGCCGGGCCTAAAGCCGAACTGCCCCGATCCGGTGGTGCAGCGGCAGGAGCGTAAATGCTAAGCGAAGCAGACATTATAAACATAGCCAATACCTACCTAGACGCTTATCGCGGGGTGCTTGTCATTGACCCCCTGTTGCGCTTTAGTGTAAGGGTTGGCAGCTCCGGCCCGACCTCATCTTTGGAAAAGGACAGCAGCTCGAAGTTGAGCTGGTTCCTCCACTTGAATGTTAACCAGCATTCCTCTATAGAAGATGTGCGCGATTCGGTAATAGACTTCTTGTCAGAAATTCTCGTGTCTGATATGGATCTTATCGTCAATCCTCTTGTAAAAGAAATCAAAGAGAGAGTTAGCTGCCGGCTGTTTTGCGCACTGCGCAATGTACTGCCAGATTTGCCAGAGGACGAAGAATGAAGAACGTACAGATCGCGAGTCTCGTCTGCGTCGAATGGGACAAAGAGTCGGACAAAGTGTTCTTAAAGTTTGAAGTATTTGATAACAAATACAAAGACTTCGCACTCCGGGTAGCCGGCAGAGAAGATGTCGCGCTCAATCTAATTGGTGAGCGACTAGAAGCAGAAATTCCAGACGAGGATGCCTGATGCCACAATTCCTATATGCTTGCGAAAAGTGCGGTTTCAAGAAGAAGCACTACTTTAACCCGGATGGCAAGCGGTCGCTGTCTTGTGCCCGCTGTGGAGAGGTAGAGGGCTATATTCGAAAGATTGGTACATTCAATACCCATGTCAACTACCAGACTATGGAAGAGATCCTGGAGCACGAGATCGATCCAGCAGTAATGCGTACTTACGAGAAGATCGGTACGGAAATGGTTAATGGTGATGTCAATACTCTTCAGAATCTCGTAGGTGACGAGAAAATGAAGAACACCTTTTACGAGAATGACAGCTGGGTTGATCCATTCGACGTACCGGAGTGATCCTGGAAGATTATGCTAAATCTAAAACACCTAAGCCGATGGCTATACATAGCGGATATGGCTGTTTGCTGCGACCTGTGCGGCAAAGATACGTGGACCTCGCCACTGAGTAAAGAAGACATTTACACAAAACAGCTCTGGCATGATTCCGCCTGCCCGCTATATGGCTCCAAGGAAGCATACGATCATTGGAACTCAGAGTCCGAGCCCAAGCATGCTAAGTGCTATCTTGGCAAGATAGAGGCCCATGGCCATGGCGAAGGCGCAAGCAGAAAGCATACATGCTGGCTCCGCACTGATGAGGGCAAGCTACTAAGGCTATCTCCTGTGCAAGATGCATTCGACTCTATTCGTCTAGGCACACTCGATGGGGCCAATGTACTTGTCCTGGGAAATGAAGTCCAACACGACTCATCTCATGACAACGGAAGCGTTTTGTATTTTACCATGATGTTAGATAGGAGTTTGATTTGAGCCAGCTAGTACCACAATTTATTTTTTGCCGCTCCGTCCTCAATGAACACGTTGATGGCAGCTTCCTGCCCAACAAGCAGAACGCTAATGATACCGGCTATGACGTAAAGGCGTGCATCCTGGACGATCAGGGCCAGCCTGGCTCTGTCACCCTGCACCCTGATCAGGCATTTAAGATTGACCTGGGAATTCGCACCATTGCTCCTCCGGGCTGGTGGTTGCAGTTAAATCCACGCAGCAGCACGTTTGCCAAGCTACACCTCGTATGCCTGGTAGGGGTGGTAGATAACGGTTATGAAGGCGCCATGATGCTGGCCGGCAAGTATCTGCCGCCAAATGAAGAGGTAATTACCATTAACCACGGGGATCGTGTTGGCCAGCTTATTCCAATGCGGCTAGAGCAGATGGATTGCCTTTGGGTTTCGGACGAAGAGTTCGACAACCTAAGCAAGGCCCGACACAATACTCGTGGCACAGGCGGGTTTGGCAGCAGCGGCACCTGATTCGACCAGCTTGTTCAGTTATTTATCGCGGCGCTAGTGGCGCAAAAGGAATCAAATGGAACCGCTAAAGAGTCACTACCCGTTTCCTAGCTATAGGCCAGGTATCGAGGACTTGCTGGACAAGCTGGACGAGAATGAGGACAAGCAGTATTTCGTTATACGTGCGCCAACAGGTCTAGGTAAGAGCGGACTGGCCGTGGCACTGTCGCGCAAACATCATGCCCACGTCCTAACCGCTACTAAGTTGTTGCAAGACCAGTACGCATCAACCGCCCAGTTTAATTCTGAATTTGTACTAAAAGGCAAGAGCAACTACAACTGTTCAATCTCCGGTGGATCTACCGGAGATGCGCCTTGCGCCAGCAGGAAGCTGCTGCAAATCGCTAAGTCTAAATACGATATTCCAGAAAAAACTCCGCCAGAGTTGCGACAGAGCTGTGCGAAGAATAACAAGTGCGAATACTACAAGAAGAAGTACGCCCTGCCACATACATCTGGCGGCATTCTTAATTACGACCTGGCTTTCTCTAGCGGCTTTACTGGCGGCGCCATTGTGCTCGACGAGGCCCATAACTTTGTCGACAAGGTCCTAGACTTCTATTCTCTCGAAATTCATACAAAGCGCATCTTCAATCTTCTGAAGATACGCGACTTGCCCAATCAAACAAACTACGTTGATTGGTTAAAGCGGGTTAAGACCGCGGCAGGTATGCGGGCCGAATCATCCTCAGACTCAAAGACTCTGGAGCAGTGCAGGCAGATATCTGACAGGGTAGGCGCCATTCTGCAAGAGGCCCGGCTGCCTGGCGACTTCTATGTCGATACTGAAAACGAAAAAGTCCAGATTAAGCCTATCTATCCCGCCACAATGGCGCACAAGTTCCTTTCGCGATTCCGCAAGATTTACTTCCTCTCGGCTACGATTGATGTTAACTTTGCCAAGATTCTAGGACTGGACCCAGATAAGACTATTGAGTTCAATCTGGAGAGTTCTTTCCCGGTTGAGCACAGGCCGATCTATTTTCCTAAAGACATTCCTACGATAAACTACGCCACAAAGTTCGGCAGGGACATGCCAGCCGTTCAACTGCTTGACGCCATTGTGCAGCGTCACAGGGGCCAGCGTGGCATCCTACATACGTCTAACTACAGAATTTTCAGCGCCCTTCAGACAATCTACGGCAAGAATCCACGATTTACCTGGGTAGAGCAGGGCGCCAACAAAAGCATTGCACTTGCTCACCACTGTCAACAGGCAGACTCGATACTGGTAAGCCCATCTATGATGGAGGGCGTAGACCTGGCCGATGATCTAGGCCGCTTTCAGGTAATTATGAAAGTGCCTTTCCCTGCAAAATCAGAGTACATGGAAGCTCTAAATAACGCCATGCCCGGACTATATGAAATGGCAACAAGAAATTCTCTTGTACAAGCCTATGGCCGAGCGGTAAGATCAGATAAGGATTGGGCTCATACCTATGTGCTCGATGGTAGTTTGCGTTTTATGTTAGGGAGCATTGACTGTATTTTGCAAAAGCCGTCAGGATGGGCGCCTGGGAAAAGCTAAAGGCTGCCCTTCAATCAGGGTCAATCGGTGGTGAGATAGCAGTGAAGTCGGAGGAATAATGTCGGAGAAAAGCTTTTTTGACAAGTTTAAAAAGAAGGCCGGCGAAGTTCTCGGGCACCCGTATGTGCAGCAAGCCTCTTCCCTAGGGCAAGAGGTTTTAACTATTACTGCCAGCCTGGCTCACAATCGTAATCCGCTAAGCATTGGTTCAGCCGTTATGGCTGGGGCAAATGTTATTGCGGATGCACTAAATATCGAATTTGTGAACCCGATCAACTTCTACGTCGAGAAGCACAACCTCAAGGTGCATAACGGCGAGCTACATAAACTGCTTATTAAATCTGGAGCGGAATCAGTCTTCTCGGTAGGCACGGTTATGAAGCTGGACAATATGAGCATGATCCGCATGACTGTGGCGGATGACTCGGAAATGTACTGGATTCACAGGGCTTCGCAGGTAGATCGCTTTGACATTTTTGCAAGCCCGGAAGAGATCGTAAGCCAATACTGGCTGTCGCCAGACTTTGATCACACGCTTGTCCACGACTTCTTTTGGAATAAATATCCAACTGGCATTAATCTTTCATATGGCAAAAGCTCTGGTGATTCAAAAGTAGAGGTAGAAATCTCTGCCTTGCCTGTTTCAAATCAGTATACTGACATGTCTGCGCGTCCCGTTGCTGACATGGTATCATACCTTAATCTTTCCAAGAGCATGTCCATTAGTCGCAGCTTCCTGTTGTACGGCAAGCCAGGTACCGGCAAGACCAGCTGGTGCGAGCGCATCGCACAAGACTTCGGCAATCGTCTGGTAAAGGTTGACGCCTCATTCCTGGAGAGCGTTGACAACAAGGAAATCGAGCAGATCCTTTCTATTCTTAAACCCGAGATCGTGCTTTTCGATGATTTTGACCGCGTAGATTTTGACGAATACGAGGGCAAGTTCCTCTATATCACGGAAAACCTAAAGCGCAAGTACCAGCGGATTTCCTTTTTCGCCACGGTTAATGACACAGAGGAGCTTGGCGAAGCCCTGCTGCGACCGGGCAGGTTCGATGAGAAGTTCGAGTTCTCGCTGCCGAGCGCTGATTCTTGCTTGGCAATCATGCAGTCCTATGCCAAAAGCCTGGATGTTACGCTTATCACCGACGAAGTAAAGGTGGCAATGGCTGGTCGTAGGTTTACTCCGGCAGAGTGCAAAGAGGTAGTTCTTCGCCTAAAGTTACGACCGACCTCAAAAATTCGGGACATCCTTGACGATCTGCGGGAATTTCATCCTGGAGAAGATGATGACGAATCAATGGACATAGACAGTGATCCTATTGTAGCTGATTATCCGGCTGAGAAAGCCGTCTCTAGACCGCGCCGGGCAACGCGGACAAAGCGAGTAAATCCTGCTCCAGCAGGCAAGAAAGTAAAGAGCAAAGGATTCAATACCGATGGCTAGTAGCATAAACTTTGCCAGTCCCATCTCTACTCACATGGGGTATGCAGAGATGGGCCGGCTGATATGGCCTGCCCTGCGGCGGGCGGGCAATGTCGGCTGCCTTGACATAAAACTACAGAGCAACGATGCTGACATGGGCCAGGTCGCCAGGGAGATGCTTGCCGCAAAACCTTTCGACACGCCGGATATTACCGTAGTCAATATGGTCCCAATTCTGTGGGACGGCATAAGGGGCAGCGGCAGGAACATCGGCTACACTACTTTTGAAGCTGACCGCTTGCCGGACGGCTGGGCAAAAAAGATTAATGAATACGATGCCTGCTGGACGACCTCGCACTGGAACAAGGAGGTCATGATCAGCTCTGGCGTGAGAGTTCCGATACACGCCGTCATGCCAATTGCGTCGCGCCCCGAGACCTTTAAGCAAAGCACCAAGTCTGGAAAATTCCGCTTTCTAGCTTCATTTCAATGGAGCGAGCGCAAGAACCCCTCTGCTCTCATCCGAGCTTTCTGCGCAGCTTTTAACGGCAACCCTGACGTACAGCTAGTCCTAAAAAGCCATGTTACTGCCAATTCTAACGAGTCTGCTGCAATCATCAGCAAGGAAATAGCGGGCATCGTTGGCGGCATGAAGCTGCGCAGGGCTCCCGATATCCAGCTGGTAGCAAAGATTCATTCCAGTGCCGAGATACACAGGCTAAACGATTCATCACACGCGCATATAAGCCTTACGCATGGGGAAGGCTGGGGACTGCCGCCATGGGAAGCGGCTATTGCAGGCAAGCCAGTGATTACCACTGGTTGGTCTGCGCCCGCTGAGTGGCTAGGATCCAGTTATCCATTCCTGGTGAAATATAACATGACCCCCGTAGCTGGGGTTAATCCGAAGATTTCGCCATTTTTCAATGCCGGAATGAACTGGGCCGAACCGCACCTGGATGATGCTATAGATAAAATGCGCTACGTTTTCAATAATTATCCTGATGCATGTCGGGTAGCTGAAGACAGGCGCGCCGAAATACTTGACACCTACACAGAAGAAAATACTCTTGGGGCAATAAGCCGCAGCCTGCATGGAGAATAGCTTGAAATTTGCAATGACTATGACCGCTTTCAAGCGACCCAAGTATCTACAAACTGCACTAGACAGCCTGAGCAAGAACGGCGGTCTAGAAGACTATGTACTAAACTTCGGCATTGAGCCAGGGAATGAAGAGGTCATAGGAATTTGCAAAAGCGTAGGCTTTATGCAGAGCAACGCGGTAGTCAATTCTCGCAAGCTTGGTGTTCGAGATAATCCTTACGAATTGCTAAAGCGCACATTTGATAGCGGGGTAGATGGTGTCCTCTACCTAGAGGACGACATAGTGATTTCCGCCGATGCCGTTGGCTTGGCCACCTGGTACCTGCATCACCCACGGCGCAATGAGTTCTTGTGCCTGAATCTTTATAATCATGACAGCCGGGCTGATGCTGATCCAGCCGCTACTTTTGCAGGATCGAAATTCTCAGCTCTGGGTTTTGCCATTACAAAAGAGCAATGGGCGTCTCATTTTGAGCCAGCTTGGAAGCGCGACTCCCGTGGTTGGGATTTTAGCATTACCGGCTTGATCGCTTCTGGTCTGCGCGTTTTACAGCCACGAATCTCGCGCTCACATCACATTGGGCGCGAAGGCGGCACGCATTATCGTGCCAATCGAGACGATGTCATATATGTAGCAAATACAATGTGGAACGGCCCACCACAGGAATTTAAGATCGAGGAATGATATGAACGGAAGCGTCGTAACCTTTGGCGAATTAGATGCCGACAAAGTCGAAGAGAACTGCCTAATCGGCCTTGAAAGGGACGGCGCCTTCGAGCTACACGAAGTTATCACGAAAACCTCTGAAGGCGACAATCGCTGCGGTTTACTTATCTGTCGCAGCTTCCTTGAGCCTGAAAAAATCAAGACACTTAGCTTTTGGACCGACATGGACAAAACTGTCTTTATCCCGGCACTGCCGTCGAAGATCAGCGACTTGGTATTAATCAAGCAAATTGCAACAGCCCAGACTGCCGATGTTCAGTCCGACCTACGGCACGTGAACTTAATGCCCCATGTTGACTTCTTCTGCGAAAAGAAGATGGCTAGCGGCAACTATAAGTTTGTGCTGGTTCATAGGTCATCTGACAAGGCGAAACAAATGATGTACGTCGAAGGCATGAGCGGCAAGCCAATTAAGCATTTCTATCCCAGGAGCATCTCTGCTTACGATCTAACTCGCCAAAAGAAGCGCCTAGCCAGCCTCGGCTATGTCGAAAAGGCTCTTCCGAAACAAACATGAAGCTAGAATCCTATATTCTCCGATATGGGACAGGCGCAGACCTGGTAGCCGAGGGTCATTCTGCAGAGGCAATTCATGCCATCATAGCTCTGCCTCCTGAGATAAGGGGGATGGTAATTGAGATTATTCCTTATGTCAACGAGATATATAGCAGAAATAGCTTTGAAAAGAAAACGCACATAATTGCTGTAACCGAAAGCGGTGCTTTCGTCTACTCGCATCCTGACGGGACGCTTGTACCGCGCCATCTGGCAAAGTATGGCATGTTTAAGTTTATTTTCTGGCAGGCTGATGTATTTATCAGAACCGGTTATTGGATGGAGCCTGGTACCTCAAAGTCTCTAACAATAGGCGCTTGGCACAGCCCAAGGGAACGGGCGCAGGCAGTTGCCTTGCTTGCAGCTGTACCACTTGTTGTACCAGTAATAATGGTAGTAGAAGAACTTAAAGAAAAGGCCAGCGCTATCATTGCTGCGTTTTCAAAACGGGGCAAGAGGTAGGGACCAAAGCAACGCGCGCGCCCGCCCGCGCGCCCGCGCGCCCGCGCGCCCGCGGCGGGGCCGCCGCCGCGCCCCGCGCCGCCCGACCCGGCCCGGCCCGCCGCGCCGGAAAAAATCACCAAAGGAAATAGAAAATGTCAGATTCTGATGTTACGCAGCTCGCCCCTCTATACGCCCGCACCGAAACGGGAGCTGTCCAAGTATGGATTGCCGAAGTCCAGGGCCCGCGCTTTCGCACGATCTCAGGTCAGGTAGATGGCAAAAAGATAACGTCCGAGTGGACAGTTTGTCACGGCAAAAATACCGGCCGCAAAAACGCCACAACTGATGAGCAGCAGGCGCTGCTAGAAGCCCAAGCTAAGTGGAAAAAGAAGCTGGATTCCGGCTATAGGGAAAACGTCGCGGACATTGATCAACGCAAATTCGTAGAGCCAATGTTGGCCAAGAGCTATGACGATTATGCTGACGCTATTGCGTTCCCGATCTATAGCCAGCCCAAGTACGACGGCATCCGGTGCGTTGTTACTGCCGACTCAATAAACTCCCGCAACGGCAAGCCTATCGTCAGTGCCCCTCACATCCGGGAAGCCCTGGCCGCACTTTTTCAAAAATTTCCAGATGCCGTGCTTGATGGCGAGCTTTATTGCGACAAGCTCGCAAATGATTTTAACAAGATCTGCTCGCTCGTAAAAAAGACCAAGCCAAACGGCGCCGATCTGGAAGAGAGCGCTGCAACCATTCAGTACTGGATCTATGATATCGCAGACCCCAGTATGCGCTTTTCTGAGCGCAACCAATGGCTACTGGACAACTTGCCAGACCATCCGGCTATCCGCCGCGTGCCTACTGAGCTGGTTGCCGATGCTGCAGCACTTGACGCTCTATATGAGCAATATATGAACGACGGCTATGAAGGGCAAATGGTGCGGCTAAATACGCCGTACGAGTTCAAGCGCAGCCGCAGCCTGCTTAAGCGAAAAGAATTCCGTGACGAAGAATTCACAATCCTGGGAGTAGTCGAGGGCGAAGGCAACAAGACCGGGATGGCGGCATCCATGCTTTTCAAGAATGCCTCAGGATCTGAATTCAATTCGAACATCAAAGGCGACCGCGATTACTTGCGCGGCCTGCTGGCGGGCAAAGCCGAGCTAGTCGGCAAGCTGGCCACTGTAAAGTACTTCAACCTAACTCCTGATGGCGTACCGCGATTTCCGTATGTTGTCGCCATTAGAGACTACGAGTGAACTATGAAAATTACCAAAACTTCAGCTGCTGGAATCAACCTGATTAAAAAGTTCGAAGGCTTTAGCTCAAAGCCGTATCCTGACCCAGCAACCGGCGGAGTGCCCTTTACCATCGGTTATGGCTCTACCTACTACGAGGACGGGCGCAAGGTAACGATGGCAGACACGCCGATCACAGAAGATCGAGCAACAAAACTCCTGGCGCAGCTACTCGATCACTACGAGCGCGGAGTAGATTCGCTCTGTCGGGACGACATCGGCCAAAACCAGTTCGATGCTCTCGTTTGCTTTGCCTATAACGTAGGCATTGGTGCGCTAAAGGGCAGCACGCTTCTCAAGAAACTTAATGCAAACCCAAACGATCCGACCATTAAGGACGAGTTCTTGCGCTGGAATAAAGCGGCCGGGCGCGTAATGAAGGGTCTTACTAAAAGACGAGCGGAGGAAGCAGATTTATACTTTAAACGCTGAAAACAACGAGGCGGCTATGCCCGCCACAGCCATCCTAATACCGGGCGCTGTACATACTATAAGTTTCCTATCTAACGAGATACCAGCCGAAGGCCCAGTGCAGTTCTGCCTTTATGAAATCCCATGGCAGCATTGCTTCGAATTCTTCCCTGACAATGATTTACGGATGACTGCAAACCAGTTGCTCAGGGACCATGAATCAGCTGACTGGCTTTATGACCTAGAGGTTGACCCGGCAGGGCAGCAACGAATATCGCTACATGGCCGTATTCCCGCTCCCCCTACCCCAGCTAGCCCGCCAGT